CAGCGATAATCCTATTAACGGTGATGAACGTAACGAATACGGTTTACTTGCTGCTTACAGTGCATTGGGTGTAGCTAATCGTGTGTATGTTCAACGTGCTAATGTAGACCTAGCTCAACTCGAAGGCACAAGTATTCGCCCAACAGGTGATGCTACAGACGGAACATATTGGTTAGATATTAGTACAGATGGTACCAATTGGGGTATTTATGAATGGGGTGAAGACGGCCTAGTACTGCAATCTCCAGACGTTATTACAAATACTGCATATCTAAGTTCAGGTGTTCCTATTAGTTCATACGGTGCTATTGGCAGCTATGCTGTAGTAGCAACCAGCGTTAATAATCCAGTTTATTACAAAGGTTATGAAAATGCCTGGGTATTAGTAGGTAGCCAAGATTGGGAAGATGTTGTTTATACTATCAGAGGTAGTATTGCTAATCCAGCTAACTTATCTATCAGTGATAAATTAGTTCTTAATGGTACAAACATTACACTAACAAGCACAACAATTAGCTCAGCAGTATCAGATATTAACACAGCTATGTCAGGTAAAGGTGTAAGTGCTCGCGTAAACGGTACTGGTCAAATTGAAATTTTTGTTAACAGATTAGCTGCAAGCTCAGGCAACTTATCATTAGCCAACGGTAAATTAACTATTGGCAAAGGTACTACAATTGGTAACGTAGACTGCGCAGTTAAATTGGGTTTATTTGATTCTGCAATCGACGGCACAGCAAATACTAAAACACTATTTGGACCAACTATTACCTATGCTAGCTATAGAGATGCTCCAGCTTGGAGAGTGACAGATGCTACTCCTCGCCCATGGGGTTCTATATGGTTTAAAACATCAGCAACTGGCAACGGTGCAAACTATGGTATTAAAGAATATGATGCAGTATTAGACTCTTGGGTTAAACAAGCCGCACCATTGTATCAGACAGACAGTGCTGCTGTTTATGGTTTAGATCCTGTTGGTGGTGGCATTTCATTAGCTGCAGGTTCGATCTATGTAAAATATGATACACAAGACAATGATACAGGTACATTTAGATTATATAGAAAAGCAGTAAGTGGTCTAACCAAAGCAACTGGTACAGTAGCTGGCGGCAACGCAACTTATACTGTTAATAACACATTTAGAATGGAATCTAGCATTCCTGGTACAGAGACACCAAATATCACAACAATTACATTATCAGGCACAACTGCGGCAGATTTAGTAGCAGATATTTTAGCTGCAGATATACCAAACGTTGTGGCTGCAATTGAAGCAAGTGGTGCTATTAGTATCAGTCATCTAGCAGGCGGTACAATTAAATTTACTTACCTAACAGGTACTCCATTGACTCAGACTGGTATTATAGCTGACAACAATGTACAAACAATTAGTGGAGGCAGTACTTACTTGTTAAGTCCATTTAGAGCATTAACTTATACATACAGCGATACTGCTCCGTACAGCAATCCATCTGATGGAGCATTATGGTATTACAATAACCCATTAGATGTGGATGTTCTTGTACATGATGGCAGTGGTTGGAGAGGTTACCAAAACGTTGCTAACGATGCACGTGGGTTTGATCTAACAGCTACTGATCCAGCTGGTCCAATATTATCAGCTACAGAACCACTAGAACAAAGTGATGGCGCTCAATTGGCTGCTGGTGATATATGGATTGACACAGGTGATTTAGAAAATTATCCAGTAATTCGTCGTTATGATGGCACAACATGGGAATTAATTGACAATACAGACCAAGTTAGCGTTGACGGTATTGTGTTTGCTGATGCACGCTGGGACAATGATGGTACATCAGATCCAATCGTCGATGATTTAGTTGATATCGCTGATCTATTATCTAGCGATTATATTGACGATGATTGTCCTGACTACAGATTATATGCACGTGGTACATTGTTATTCAATACACGTCGCAGTGGTTACAATGTTAAACGTTTTGAAAGCGAGTGGCATATTAATGCTGCAATAACTCCAACAGAAATTGGTTCTTGGGTAAGCACAAGTGGTCAAGACCCTGACGGTGTTCCGTATTTTGGACACAAAGCACAACGTAATGTAATTGTTGAAGCAATGAAATCAGCTATCGAGTCTAGCACAGCACTACGCGAAGAACAAGTACAATTCAACTTAATCGCGTGCCCAGGCTATCCTGAAGTAATTCAAAATATGATTACTCTAAATAATGACCGTAAGAATACAGCGTTCATTATTGGTGATAGTCCATTGACTTTAGACTCAAGCACAGCATCAATTCAAGAATGGGCAAGTAACAGTAATCTAGCTGCTGACAATGGCGAAACAGGTCTAGTAAGCCGCAGTGAGTATCTAGCTGTTTACTATCCAAGCGGTTATGCTACAAACCTAGACGGTGAAAGCGTGGTTGTTCCAGCTTCACATGCTATGTTACGTACATACATCCGTTCAGACAATGTCAGTTATCCATGGTTTGCACCAGCTGGTGTACGTCGTGGTTTAATTGATAATGTTAGCTCAATTGGTTATGTTGATATATCAGATAACAACTTATTCCGTAGTATTGGTGTAACAGTTGGTCTACGTGATACATTATATGATAATGATGTCAACCCACTAACAGTTCTTCCAGGTGTTGGACTAGTAGCATACGGTCAAAAAACACGTGCAGCTACAAATTCAGCAATGGATCGTGTTAACGTAGCTAGATTGGTTGTTTATCTACGCACAGTACTTGACAGTGTAGCTCGTCCGTTCATATTTGAACCAAATGACACACTAACACGTAATCAAGTTAAACAAGCATTTGAATCAGTATTAAATGATGTAGTTGCTAAACGTGGTATCTACGACTACTTGGTAGTTTGCGATGAAACAAACAACACACCGGACAGAATTGACCGAAATGAATTGTATGTTGATATTGCTATTGAACCAGTTAAAGCAATTGAATTTATCTATATTCCAGTGCGTTTGAAAAATACTGGTGCAATCGCAGCAGGATTATAATATACGCAGTTAATGGGAGTGGCAACACTCCATTAACTCAAACAAATAATAGGTAAATACTATAAAGTATTAAAAGGAAAACAAAATGGCAACATCGTCATTAAGCAAATTTACAGTACCCTTGAGTACAAATCAAAGTGCTTCTGCACAAGGTTTGTTAATGCCAAAATTAAAGTTCCGCTTTCGTGTGAACTTTGAAAATTTTGGTGTTAGTCAACCAAGTACTGAACTAACAAAACAAGTTATGGATTTCAAACGTCCTACATTGACATTTGATCCTGTTGAAATTCCTATCTATAATAGCCGTATTTACTACGCTGGTAAACCAACATGGGAAACAGTTACATGTCAACTACGTGACGATGCTACAGGTGAAGTATCGAAACGTATTGGTGAACAACTGCAAAAACAATTTGACTTTATGGAACAGGCCAGTGCTTCGAGCGGTATTGATTATAAATTTGTCACACGTTTTGAAGTATTAGATGGCGGTAACGGTTCTAGCACTCCTACAGTTCTTGAAACATGGGAAATGTATGGTTGTTTCTTAACTAGTGTTGATTACCAAAATGCTGAATATAGTTCAAATGATCCAATGACTATTTCATTAACTATTCGTTATGACAATGCTATTCAAACTCCAGCTGAAACTGGCGTTGGTTCTACAGTAGCTAGAACATTAGGCAGTGTACTAACAGGCTAATAGGCAGTATTATTTAAAAAGCCCGGTTAAAATCCGGGTTTTTTTATCTCGATAAATAATATAAACGGACAACTATTATGGCAGGATTTTTTAATCAGTTTTTAGGACAATTAGGTCGCGGTGACGAGATAAAAGATTATCGACATGCGGCTAAAACTTTTGTTGATGGTTTATATAGACTAAGTCCTAAAACAGAAGGACTGTTTCATGTTTTTATTAATTTAAATCCTGAGGCATCAGCTGAAGTAGATCAGAATAGTCAAATTGAAATTGGCCTTCTTGCTAAATCCGCACAGCTACCAAAGTTTAATGTTCAGACAAAAACATACAATGCCTACAATAGAAAAAACATTGTACAAGAACGTATCAATTATGATCCTATTTCCATTACCTTTCATGATGATATGTCTAATATTGTTAGAGATTTTTGGTACAAATATTATTCATATTACTACAGAGATTCTGACCACAGCGAAGCACTTTATGGTATGGAGCACAAGTACAAACAACGTGCTACACAGGAATGGGGGTTTACTCCTAAAAGTTCTGGATTAAATTTTATCAATGCTATAAGAATATATAGTTTACATCAAAAAAGTTTTAGTTCATATGTATTATTAAATCCAACAATTACAAATTTTCAACATGGTGACCAGGTACAAGGCAGTTATGAAGGTCTACAACATTCAATGACCATTGCTTACGAAGCGGTACAATACGAGTATGGTGCTGTCAGCGGTGGCACAGTTCAGGGATTTAATATCATACACTACGACAACAGTCCAAGTCCATTAAGCTCATTGGGCGGCGGTACTACAAGTATATTAGGTCCTGGCGGCCTAGTAGAAGGAACCAGCGATGTTATTAATAATCTAGCCAATGGTAATTTTGGTGCCGCGGCATTGGGCGCATTTAGAACATCTAATAACTTTAAAAATGCTGATTTAAAATCTATTGCTAAATCAGAACTTGAACAAACAGCAAAAAATATATTAAGAGGGCA